CGACATGTCAACCCCCCTTCCTTATGCTTGACTGACAGGTTGTACCATATTTCTTATTTCATCTTATAGTAATGTTAAAAAAAATTAGCCATTTGTGCTCTAGTTTACGGCCGAAATTTACTTCAGTGGGTTATATAAGAGCGAATGTGCCTTAATATGACCCACTGAAGCAAGGTGCTAATTACATGTTTTTGACTGCTTGTATAAGGGTGAATTTACCTTTGTACTAGTTGCAAGGCATTTCTTCGTCTGACGGACATGTGCATTCAAATACAGGTCCGTTTTTCCAAGCATAACGACATATTTTTTTCTCGAAAATGCACCATTTAGAGTAGTCTTCTGCAGACGGCTTTTTAGCGGTTTCTGTGATATTTTTATTTTTTTCCATGTAAATTCCCCCCGGAAACTTGTTAAAATATCTCGGAAATTCCGAGATTATTTTTTCTAAAGTAAATTCACCCTTATACAAGCAGTCAAAAACATGCTCAAAAAAGAGTAAAAATGCTCGGCATATTGCCTTACATATTTACTCCAATCTCGTGCATGCATTTAGCCCCACCGCCCAAAATAAAATATCTTAGAATGTGATGAATTCGCTAATGAATCTGCGTAATGTTACTTCGCATTCGAATCGAATGTCTGTGACATCACCTTCATCATTCCGTTCTATGATATAGATCTTGACATATTTCGGATTACTTTGAGTCCATGTAGCCTGAGTTAATCCTCCCGGACTGATCCATGTATATACTTTTGAGCCTTTATGATCTTCCAGTCCTTCATTTTCAAATCCAAAAGCTTCCAGTATTTTCTTGATGTCAACCATGTAAATACCTCCCATCCGGGCGGTGGGGTTAAATACATGCACGAGAGCGAATCCAGAGTGCATTTATATGCCCACAGCAAAGAAAAAAAATTGATATGTAAGATTATTTATTTTCGTCCACTGCCTTTTTAGTATCCTCTTTCGCTGACTCTTCCGTGTATCCTTCTTCATCCAGCATTTCAAGAACCTTCCGCTTGGCGAGTTTGATTGTATCTGCCTCATACACATACATGTTGGACAGATTGACAATCATAAAGTTATATTCCTTCTCGGAAGCATTGTAGGTTGTGATTATAATGTATTTCTTACTCTTGTGAAGGTGGAACGAGAACGTTCCTTTCAGCCTGAGGATCTGCTCCAGCTGCTCCGGAGGCAAAACTTCCGCTTCAGCCAGCTTCTTTTTACTCGGATATTCAATGAACTCCGAAGACCTCCGAGAAGTTCCCTGATTGTTTATGATGTCCATTAGAGTGAGGGCTTTATCCTCCGACTCCTTTGCTTTGAGGGATTCCTTTGCCGGAGTATTTCTCTCCAGCCTCGAGATCGACACATCCTTCTTTGCAGCCTTTGTTTGTTCAGCCACCTGATTCATAGTATTCATTTTCTGTTATACTCCTTTCATTTTGGATTTGTGGTTTGCTGTGGGCATATAGCTGCACTCTGGATTCTTTTGAGCAGTAATTAACACCACTTGCTTTGTCGCCACTTCCTTGGCTCCTTATGAGCCAGTATTTGCAAGCGAGCCTATGGCCCATTAAGTCGTCTCTTTCTATATACTGGCGACAAGACCAGACATTGCGCCCTTTCCCATGAACTGCTCTAGAACTGACGCAAAGCCGTATCTCCGCTGTATACAGACCGATAGACACTTGTATCACGCGACTTACGATATCTAGTTGTCAAAGTGCAAACCCTTGCTCAATACATTGCCTCGTACGCCACCAGCTATATATAGGCTTGCTGCTATCTACCAAGATGTCAGGACCTCCTATATACAGCTGACTACTTATTTTACCACCTCGGATATGAAGTGTGCTGTCTAATGTACCTCACACTGTAGAGCAGCAGCGGGGGCACAAAACACAGACACACAGCATAGAGCACACAGGTGACTAGCTTTAACTGACAACGTATCAAGTTGACAAGGAACAAACAGCAGAACACAATGTAGACGTTGCTGTCGGATAATTAACAGATTGTGCTAATTTTCCAACGCATTATTATTGTAACACATATGTTATACATATACAAGGAAAGAATTGTAGTTCTCCAACATAAGATTTTAAGGATTATGGTGGTTTGCGGTGTCTTCATCTATGAATACTTCTGGGAAAGAATTCGAAAAATTTCGCCAAAAAAAAAGGCGGGTGAAAATGATACCCGCCGTCTAAATGACTATCCCATCTATGCTGCAACCTGTTATCTTAAAATATGCTTAAAATTACCTCTTTATAATCCCATGTGCATCTCCATTTATGAGACAAATTGCTTTTAGATATTTTATTATATATTTTACTCCAGCTTTCCCAGGGAATAGTTATATTTACACCACCTCCGCAATTTTTAACTATTTTCCATTTATTATTTTTTGCTTGTTTGATTAGATTTTCTTTTAGCATTTTTTATACCTCCCTCACTTCTTCGATCGTAACGAAAATGTCTTTGTTGTTGTCGCCAGTGAGAATGAACCCTGGAGAGCAACCGCAAGAGCAACCAGCGTACTGGTTCCAGTTGGCCTTCTCGGGAGTGATCCCCGCAATCTCGAACACCTCTTTGAGGAGCTTGCGATACTCCTGATACGGACGATTGTGACGATGGAAAAGGTTTTCCAACATTGTTTCCCCTTCCACGAAGAAATATACTTTCGTTCTCTGAGCCCTCTCGCTCTTCCGGACATAAACATCTTTTATACGCAACAGCATTCGAATCATCCTCCTCCGTTAAAATTATCTTTCCATCAATCTTCGACATAACCTAAATCCTCATTATAATGTAAAATTTCTGTGACTGGGTTAAACTTGGAAAGGCGTCTTTTACAGTATTCTAATGTATTCAGCATTTCTTCTCGATTATGTACTTCCTTGAAGTAAATAGTGTGGTGTCCACAAAATGCTTCTACTGTCCATTCTCCAAATTTGTCTTCTAGTGCCAGTATTTGTACCCGTCTATTACTTGACATAGTACTTCCTCCTTTCCTTAGATCCATGTTTCCAGTAACTCCAGTCTTTTCAATACGTTTTTCCATAATCTACACCTCCTTTCTATAAATTTGTGTATCTAAAAGTACACAAGCCAGTACACAAGCATGAGCTTATGTACTGAATCTGTACTCTTAGAATATATCTGCCTCTGTCACCCATTTGAACCAAACACTGCGCAATCCAGTATTAGCAGTATCGTCGCAAAGTTCGTCGTATATTCCTTTTATTTCTTCGTCTGTTTCTTCCATAAAGTGGCCCATCCATAATGAGCTCACCAAGTAGAATTCTTTTTTTAGTTTTGCTTTTTCTTCTTCTGTAAAGTTCGGCAGCTCTGCCAATGCCTGCCTCTGCATCTTATTTTGTTTGGCTACGAGCTTAAAAAACTCTTTTACTTCCTTTGTCTCTAGGAGCTCTGTTATTCTTTTTAACGTTTCCATCCATTCTCTGTTAGTACTGTCCAATTTCATAATCTACCTCTCCTTTCTATAAATTTGTATGTAGTATTGCATACTTATAGTATAAACCAGAAACAATGGTAGATACAATACAAGTAGTAAAATTATTATTTTTTGCTGTTTAATAAAAAACTAGATGGGGGGCGTAAATGGGGGGCGGGGAGCAAGAAAACAAAATACTTCCAAGAAAGCAATACAGCAATAGAAATAGATATAATATCTATAAAGACAATTATAACAAAAAATAACGTAAATACTTCTGGGAGAGCATATAGGAAAAAATAAAAGAGAAAATCCATATAAAAATTCATAAAAAAAAGCACTGTATACAATCTGTATACAGTGCATAGGGGTGCGTTGTGTAGCGCAGGCGAGTAAACTTACCTACTTGCTTTTACTGCCTTGTCGTCCTAGGCATCTGCCTGTTTGAGCTGCTCTAATACGTACTGTTTACTCAACTTTATACTCGGCTGCTCCACAACAGTATAATCGTTGAGATTTACTACCAAAAAGTTGTACTTTTTGGTGGCATTGTAGTACATTGTGATGATTATGTACTTTCGGCTATTGTGGAGAGTGAAACTGAAGCAGTTTTTGAGCTTCCCTATAAGTTCTGCCTGCTCCTTCGTAAGCACGTCGCTGTTCAGTAGCTCCTTCTTACTAACATAGTTAGTAAACTCCTTGCTCGTGTTCTCTCCCTGCTTCTGTAAGTAATCCATAAGTGTTAACATAAATACACCCCCATAATAATGTTCTAAAGAAAATGTACCTACGCTAACACAACGCACAACCACGTTATTAAGTTGACAATGAACAACTTGCAGTTTAATTATACACTATTGTTATACATATGTCAAGTACTTTTTGTAAAATTTTTTTGATTTTTTTTCAAACCTATAAAAGCGCCTATATACAATGTTTACACGTTATGCAAAGGTAGAGACTGTATAGTGGGTTGTTACGTACGCGTGTATGTATATAATATTAGAATGGTATGCAAACGTGGTAAATAAGTGTGGTATATATGTATGTATAGTACTGTTGTAGAAATATGGGCGCGGGTTGTTACGTACGGCGCGAAGGCGTTTATTTTGGGTTTTACGGCGTTTTTACGTATGGGCCCGTGTAATTACACGTGTAACATACAAAACGCCCGCAAAACCCAATTTTGAACGTTACAGTAGTGTGGTACTACATGTTGTGTTTTCTCGCTAACCAACCACAATATGTAGTACCATGTTACTATACTACATATTGTATTTCTCGCTAACTAACCACAACATATAGTATAATACTACATGTTGTATTTCTCGCTAACTAACCACAATATATAGTATTATACTATATATTGTATTTTTCGGTAACTAACCACAATATGTAGTACCCTACAGGTACATAATTACACAAAATACATATTTTGTGTAATTGTGTATCTAGTAATACTAAGATACAATATATTGTGTTTACACTAAAACACAATATATTGTGTTGTTATAACAAGTAACATACTACATATTGTGGTATAACGGGTATTCGACGCAGGTACAACATATTGTGGAGGGGGGTGGGCCCGGTACTACATGTTGTGTTTTGTGGATCGACCCACTCAATACACTCGAGATCATAAAGGCCGAGTCAAGAATATGCTCTCGCTATATAAAGGTGGTCGAGGAAATCTCGGACTTCATTCTCGAAGTCTCATATCTCGAATCGATTCTTATACAATTTGTTGTGTCAAAACGCCGTAATATAGGCTATATCTTGTATATATGGCTGTAAGGCGTTATGCGGCGTGAGAAGGCGTTGTAATTTTAAAGGTAAAATTACATTGACAACACCGAGAAAACGTCTGTACGCCTAAGCTGCGTGGTTGAGAATTGAGTAATTACGAAAATTTTAGATGCGTTTTGTAGAAATTATCGAGTCGAGTAAAATGGCAGTATATTGGGTTATATTCGCAGGGGGTCAAAAGTGCACTGGAACCCGGAAAAGAATCGACTCGGCGTTGACTTTTGAAGATAGATGTTATAATATAGTAACGAGGAGAGTGATTTGTAATGTCTACTCAGACTAAAGCATGCGAGACATGCGTAAGTCGTCTGATATATCTCTCTCGCAGCGAGGCTTGTATAGGCCATAATGACGAAGAGTTGTTCTCACATCTGTTATCAGTGGTTCTGCCGGATTATGACGTATATAGAATGCTGGCAAGAATCAAGAAACTACAATCGGAGGGGTCTAAATAATGTCGCTGCATGAAACGTATAAGCGAGTCGACCTTGCTCAGATTGTCGGCAAAGGTTATGGCAAGTTCTGGAGGTTCAAAGGAAGATATCGAGTCGTAAAAGGAGGCCGTGGATCGAAGAAATCGTGTACCATGGCTTTATGGCTTATATACAACATAATGAAATATCCCCTCGCTAACGCCGTTGTAGTTCGTCGATATTTTAATACACATCGAGACTCGACATTTGCTCAGTTAAAATGGGCGATAAATCGACTCAGCGTTAAACACCTGTGGAAAGCGACAATCAACCCCCTCGAGCTGATTTACATACCTACTGGACAGAAGATATTGTTTAGAGGATTTGATGACCCACAGAGTATCACATCAATTACAGTCGAAACTGGATACCTGTGTTGGGTATGGATAGAAGAAGCATTTCAGATTACAAATGAAGAAGAATTTAACAAACTCGACCTTTCGATTCGTGGTGCTGTCCCTGAGGGGTATTTCAAACAGATTACATTCACCTTCAACCCGTGGTCCGAGAACATTTGGCTAAAGAAGCGATTCTTTGATGTTTACGAACGTGGCGAAGATAGGAAAAACATATTATGCTTAACCACCAATTACCTCTGTAACGAGTTCCTCGATGCGGAAGACTTGCGTGTGTTCGAAGATATGAAAATCAAAAACCCTCGACGTTACAGAATCGAAGGACTCGGTGAATGGGGTATTGCAGAAGGACTCGTTTACACGAACTGGAAGGAATACGAATTCGATATACAGGCGTTGCGTAATATGACTGATAGACAGGGTCGTCCTTATTACAGAGAACTATTCGGTCTCGACTGGGGCTTCTCCAACGACCCGACTGCGTTTGCAGCACTTATGGTTAACGAAAAAGATCATCAGATATTTATATTTGACGAGATGTATAAATACAAGATGACAAACAAGATGATAGCGGACGAGATTATTCGAATGGGTTATGGCAACGAACTGATTAAAGCAGATAGTTCTGAACCTAAATCAATCGAGGAAGTTAGAGGGTTCGGACTTCGTCGTATCAGGCCTGCTAAAAAGGGTCCGGACTCGGTTCGTGCCGGTATTCAGAAATTACAGGACTACGAAATATTCGTTCATCCGAGGTGCGTAAATGCTCTTGTTGAATTTAACAACTACATCTGGAGCAAAGATAAGGACGGCAAGGTTTTGAACGAACCCATAGACGAATACAACCACTTTATGGACGCTATGCGTTATGCTAGCGAAGATATTGGTCAACGTACTTTTAGTTTTTGATCATTTACTTTTGGTCATATGTACCATATAATTAAAATGAAGTCGACAGATATAAGGAGAGTGAAGTTATGTTCACTTTTATTGGACAGACTCTAACAGAAGTCATTTCCCATCAGATCGCTGAGCATTCAAATACAGGAAAACCTCTGAGAGAATTTCTCTCAACTGTTATATCAGAGTTCGAGAACAGCGAATTTCGCAAAAACATGGACGTAGCTTGGCGATACTACAACAACGAAAACGATATCAACAAAGCGAAGAGAATGGTTATCGGTCGTGACCCGACCACCGGGCAGCCTGTTCTTGTCGAGTCGAAAGTTCTTGCTAACAACAAGCTGAATCACAATTTTCTCAGGAAGCTCACTCGACAGAAAATAGGATACATGCTCGGAAAGCCATTTACGCTCGCCCGTACTAAATCAGCTCCGGACGACGAACGAGCTGATAGGTTTTTCGAAAAAACTCGTAAATACATGGGCATGAACTTTTTCAGCATGATAAAGAACGTTGCCCGTGATTCGATTGTCAAAGGTATGGGCTGGATAATGGTGTACTACAATGAGGAAGGCGAACTGAAGTTCAA